ACGACCAGTTCACCCAGCGTCGCCTGAGGGACGGCGACATCAAGCTCGCCGCCGACCAACGCAAGACCCGCTAACCGCGCCGCCGTCTTAAAGGAGACAAGGCCATGACCATCGCTTTCAGCAACATCCCTGCCGGATGGAAAGTCCCGCTGTACTGGGTCGAACTCGACGCCAGCATGGCGGGCCTCGGCCAGCCCCGCCAGCCGGCTCTGCTCGCCGGCGTTATGCTTCCCGGCGGCACGGCCACTCCCGACGTCGCCAGGCCGATCGCCACTCAGGCGCAAGCCGACGACGCCTTCGGCATCGGCTCGGAACTCTCCCGCATGTTCCGCGCCTTCTTCGCCAATAATTTTGCCGACGAGGTTTGGGGCGTGGGGGTGATGGCGCCGGCTACGGCGGTTGCGGCGAGCGCCGTGATGACCGTCGCCGCGGCGCCGACCGACGCCGGCACGATCCATCTCTACATCGGCGCTGATCACGTGCCGGTGGGCGTCGGCGCGACCGACACCGAGGAGGAGATCGCCGACGCGATTGCCGAAGCGATCAACGACCGCGAGTGGCTTCCGGTGGTCGCCTCGACGACGATCGTCGCCGCCCCGCCGGTCTCGGCCGGCGCCCCGGTCCTCTCAGGCGTGCCGGACGTGGGCGTCGCGGTCAACGTGACCAACGGAACCTGGACCGGCAATCCGGCTCCGACCTTTACCTATACGTGGAAGAACGATGACGGGCCGATCGCCGGCGAAATCGCGGCGAGCTACACGCTGCAAGGGTCCGATGCCGGGCAGGAGGTCGTGGCCACGGTGACCGCGACCAATAGCCAGGGCAATGCGTCTGCCGACTCAAACCCGATCGGCCCGGTAACCGTGCCGCTTGCCGCGCCGGTCAATACCGCCGCACCAGTACTCGCTGAAACCGCCGCTCAAACGCCTGCTCGGCGCGGTCGCCCTCGCCCGACGCCGCGCCTGGCGCCCACGCCCCTGACGATCACGGCCAAGTTCGCCGGCGTGAACGGCAACGACATCCGTATCAGTCTTAACTATCACGGCGCCATCGGCGGCCAGATCCTGCCGCCAGGCCTCGACCTCACCCTGCCTGCGACCGGCATGCTGACCGGCGGCACCGGCGTTCCCGACTTCACCAACGCGATCTCGAATCTTGGCGAGACGCAGATCGAATATCTCGGCATGCCCTACACCGACACGCCCTCGCTCATCGCATGGGAGTCGGAGTTCGGCTTCAGCGACAATGGACGCTGGGGCTGGATGAGGCAGCTTTACGGTGGCATCTATTCGGCTCGCCGCGGTTCTTATTCGGACCTGATCGCCTTCGGGTCAGGCGGTCGCAATTCGGCTCAGGTCTCGCCGATGGGCTTCGAAGTCGGCTCGCCCTCGCCGGCCTTCGAATGGACGGCGGCCTATACCGCCAAGGCGCAGCGCGCCCTGACCAACGACCCGGCCCGGCCGCTGCAAACCCTGGTGCTGGAAGGGATCTTGCTAGCGCCGCCCGACCAGCGGTTCATCCTGTCCGAGATCAATCTTCTGGCGACCTACGGGATCGCGACCCAGTTGCCGAGCGCCAACGGCGTCAACCCGATGATCTCGCGGGAAACCACGATGTATCAGGTCAACCTCTACGGCTTCGCCGACGATGCGTACGAACTGGTGACGACGCTGTCGACACTGGCGGCGCTGATCCGCAACCAGCGTCAGATCATCACGACCAAATACGCCCGCTGCAAGCTGGCCAATGACGGCACCCGGTTTGGGCCTGGCCAGCGAGTCGCGACGCCGGGCATCATCAAGGCGGAGCTGGTCAGCCAGTATCGCGTCGACATGTTCAACGGCCTTTGCGAGGACATACGGGCGTTCAAGAACCACCTGTTGGTCGAGCGGGACACGAACTACCCGACCCGGCTGAACGTCCTGTATCCGCCCGACCTGATCAACCAACTGCGCATCTTCGCCGTCGTGAACCAATTCCGGCTGCAATACAGCCGCGGCCTCGATGAGGTCATCGCGGCCTAGGCTCAAGAGATGCGGACCGGCGAGGCCGTCTTGAGGCGACGCTGGCGAGCATGGCGCGAAAGGCAAGCCTCTGGCCCAAGGGGGGAGAATAGCCCCCCACTTTCCCGCCTAACACCGGAGAAATCATCATGGCCTTGCGTATCGCAGGGACGGCGTTCGTCACCGTCAACGGAGAACAAATCCCGCTCAGGGGCAACCTCACCATCAGCCCGTCCGCGGTTGAGCGTACTATGCTCGCCGGCCAGGACGGTGTGCATGGCTACCAGGAACTCCCTCGCGTGCCTTACGTAGAGGGCGACTTCTCGACCATCCCGCAACTGCTCATGGAAGACCTCGACGGGCAGGTGAACGAGACGGTCGTCGTCCAGGCGGCCAACGGGCGCATCTTCTCGTTCACCGAGGCGATGTGCAAAGCCGGCCTGGAGCCGAATCTGCGCGACGGCCAGGTGCGCGTCAGGTGGGAATGCGTCACATGCGAGGAGATCTAAATTGAACGCGCCAATTCGAGAAGGCTTCCTCCGCGACGACGAGAGCGACGCCGACAAGGTGATCGAACTCGGCCCGCCGGCCGGCCCCAAGGTGGAGATCGCGACGCCGCGTGTCGATGACGGTCGAGCGTTGGATGCGATTCCGAATCCACCGCCGGCCAAGCCGGCGCGCGCTCAGGCCGAGGCGCCGCCGCCGCTCGACCTCGACGCGCCACCGCCTGAGGTGCAATGGCCGGTGATCCTCAAGCTGCTCTACAAGCCGACCCGCAACACCAAGAACGAGATCATCAGCGAACTGACCTTGCGGGCGCCGACCGCCAAGGACATTCGCCAGTGCGGCAACCCGGTGCGTCTCAACGCCAGCGGCGACGTGATCGTTGACGAGGAGAAGATGATCCAGATGTTGGCGACGCTGGCGAACGTCTATCCGCCGATGATCGAATCGCTCGATGCGCGCGATTGGACCTCGTGCGCGTTTTTCCTCCAGCGGTTTTTTTTACCGAATTCGGCGACCTGGATACCGGCGCCGATCCCGTCCTAGACGCCTACCGGCTGGCGCATTTCTACGGCCAAAACCCTGAGGTGTTCTTGGCCATGCCGCTCACCGACCTGAGCGATCACATGGCCAACACGATCCGGCTCCGCGCCGTTCAAAGCCGTGAGCGGGCCGCGCAACAGGCCCGCGCCGCCGCAGAGGACTGACGACCATCGCAACCGAATATGAATCGCTGCGCCTCAGCGTCTCGCTGACCGACAACGTCACAGCGACGCTGACGAAGATCAAGGACTCGCTGGCCAGCCTTGGCGGCGGCCAGGCCGGCCTTGGCATGGACCGGCTCAAGCGTCAGACCTCCGAACTCACCGACCACATGAAGGGTCTGCGCGGCGGCTTCGAAGGCGGCAGCAACGCCGCGCTCGGTATGGCGAAGACGCTCGGCGTCGCGACGGCCGGCGTGGTGGCGATGGGCGTCGCCGCGACCAAGGCCTTAGGCAGCATCGGCGAATATACCGGCAAGCTGCAAGAGCTTGGCTCGTTCTCCAGGCGGCTCGGTCTGGACGCGGCGGACGTGAAGGCGACGATCGGCGCGTTCGCGCGGGCCAACGTCGATGCCGCCACGGCGCGGCAGAACATCCAAGGTATCGCCGGGGCGATGGCCGACATCGGCCGGGTCAACAGTAGGCTGGTGCAAGACCTGTTACGCGGTCAGCAAGGCGCAAATCGCGGCGCCATGTATCAGTTGATCGAAGACCTCAAGAACGCGCCCAAGGACATCGCAACCTTCGGCAACCAGATCGCGGTGGCGGCGGAGAGCGTCTTCCAGAATAACCTCGCCGCCACCCGCAACCCGGCGCAAGCGGCCGAGGCGAAGCGGAACTTCCTGGCCCGGATGGGCGTGCCGGACATCGACGAACTCAGGGAGACGCTGAAGAACGCGAGCGACGCGCAAAAGGCGGCGCTCAGCCAGCGCATCGCCGATGCGACGGAATACAACACGGTCACCACCGAGATCGGGCAAAGCTGGGGAAAGATCAGCGACTCGATTCACGCGCTCGCCACCCCGGCGGCGACAGCGGCGCTCCGCCCGGTCGCCGTCGTGGTCAAAGAGATGGCCGAAGGCATCGAGAGCGCGGTCAACGCGATGCGCAATTTCGAGCCGCCGGATTGGCTGAAGTCTATCGGGCGCGGCATCAATGCGGCGGGCGAGGGCGCGGCCAACGTCCTCAACACCGTCAATGCGGCGAGCGCGGCGGCGGGCAAGGCGACCGGCGAGGCGACCGGCCTGAACAAGCTGGGGCCGGCGCTCGCGAGGGGGCTTGGCTTCGGCGGCAAGAACAAAGCTAGCATCGACGCGGCGGCGGCCATGCCGGTGCCGGCCTTCGCGGCCGGCGGCTCGATCGGCATGGGCGAGCTAGGCCTGGTCGGCGAGCAAGGGCCGGAATTGTTCGCGCCGAAGACGAGCGGCACCATCATCCCAAGCTGGGCCTCGACCGGGATTTACGGCGCGGCGCTCGCCGCCGAGATGGGCTTAGGCATTCGCGGCCTGTCAGGCGCGGCGTCCGGCGCGATGCGCGGCCATACCGGAGCGACGAGCGGTCACGGCATCGGCGGGGTTCTGGCCGGCGGTATTCCCGGCGCGCCGATCCTCCAGGCGATGATGCGCGATTCGGAGAGCGGCCATCCCCTGCGCACCAAGCTCAGGGCCTTACTCGGCCTTGAGGATCCCGGCGAGGCGGCGCCCTGGCAGCGGCGGGCGCTCGGCGGGCCGGTCACCCAAGGATCAAGCTACCTGGTCGGCGAGCAAGGGCCGGAACTGTTCGTCGGCTCAGGCCAGGGCGGCGGCGGCGACAGCAAGCGCATGGTCGCCGAACAGACCCGCCAGATGCAGGAGCTAAGCGGCGCCAACGAGGAGCAGACGGTTCAGACCAAGGCGCTGACCGAGGAACTGCAGATGCTCAACCGCTATCTGGAAGCGGGCGGCGGCGGCGGGGCTGGCGGTGGCGCAGGGGGAGGCGGTGGCGGCGGTCTTCGCATGGGCGGCCTGGGAGGCCTCCCCGGGTTCGGCGGCCGCGGTGGGGGCGGCGGTGGCGCAGGGGGAGGCGGTTTCGCCGGCGGCGGCGGCTCGGCCGGCGGCGGCGGGGCGAGCGCCTCATGGGACGCTGGGCCGGGCGGCACCGGCGAGGCCTCGATCGCGCCCGCGGCGCAGACCGCCGGCCAGGCCGGAACCGGCAGCGGCAAGGCGGCGGCCGAGGCCTATCTCGGCAAGGCGATCTCGGCCGGCGAATACGATTCGCTGATGCGGGCGACGCACGCCGAGTCGGGCGGCAAGACCTCGCCCGAGGAACAAGCGATGATCATGGGCACGATCCTCAATCGCGCCCGCGAACATAAGGGCGGCATCACCGGCGCCCTCAACGCCCCGAACCAATTCCAGGCGGTCACCGGCACCAAGTTCCAACCTGGCCCGAGTACGCATTATCGCAAGGGGCCGAACGAGGCGCGCACCGCTTCGATCGAGGGCGCCGCACAAGAATTGCTGCACCGGGTGCCGACCAGCCAGACCAATTTCACCGCCGCCAGCCGGGCGGCCTATGGGCCTGGCACCAACGTCGGCTATCTCGACAAGCTCAAGCAGACCGGCGGCGCGGTCTATGGCGGCACCCAATTCGGCGGCTCGCTGCTCGCCGCTGACACCAAGCCCACGCCCGGCAGTCCTGGCGCCGCGACGGCGAACCTCGGCGGCGGCCATTATCCCGGCGACGGCCATGACCACGGCGGCGAGGGTCCGACCGGCGACCCTTCGTACACGCTCGGCGCCGGCATTGAGAACCGGGTCAAGCAGCAGCAAGCTCAGGTCGCCAGGACCCGCCGGCAAGCGATCCAGCCTGAGCTTGAGCGGCAATTGCACGAGGCGGCGAGGGCGCACGACCTCCAGGTCGAAGTCTTTTCCGGCGGCCAGGCCAAGATCGGCACCGGCGGCCCGCGCACCGGCTCGACCCGGCATGACCTGGGCGGCGCCGCTGACGTGAAGCTGCGCGATCCGAAAACTGGCCGGGTGCTTGATATGCGCAACCCGGCTGACGCCAAGCGCATGCACGGGTTCGTCAAGGAGTCAGTCGCTCAGGGGGCGACCGGCGTCGGCGCCGGCCTGGGCTACATGGGCGCAAGCTCGCTGCACATCGGCGGCGGCTCGGCCGCCTCATGGGGCGGGGCCGATTGGATCGAGAACGCGCGCCGGGAAGGCGTGAAGGAGCGCCAGGCGCGCGCGAGAGGCGGCGGCAACCCGCCGGTCGCCGCAAACGTGCCGGACGGCCGGGCGACGCTGGACGCGGATATGGATCGCAGCGTTACGCAGAAGGTGGAGGGCACCGGCAAAATATCCGTGGATGTCCGCGCGCCGCAGGGAACGAAGGTCGCGGCGGAGGGCGGCGGTTTGTTCAAAAAGGTGGAAACGAACCGCCAGGTGCAGATGGCGCCGGCGGCGGAAGGGCCGACGACCTCAGTATGAGCAGCATCCTCGATATCCGCTCGCCCTGGCGCGACAAGCTCTTACCGGCGTCGTTCAAGGGCGCCGAATTTCATGTTGAAGCGATGAACGCGGACGGTGGGCGACGCCTGGTCGTGCATGAGTTTCCCAAGAAAGAGTTGCCTTATGTCGAAGACATGGGGCGGAAGGCAGGGACCGTCTCGGTGCGTGGCTATTGCATAAGTTACGTCCGTGACACGCAATATGCGCTTTATCGGCGGGACTACACGATTGCCAGAGACTTGCTGCTTGACGCCTTGAGCGGCATCGGGCCTGGCCGGCTACAACTGCCTAGCCTTCCATCGACCATCGTCGCGGTGAACGGATACAGGTTGGGCGAGGAGCAAAAGGCTGGCGGCTTTTGCACGATCGACATGCAGTTCGTTGAACAGGGCGTCCGCGACGTTCCGCCGCCGTCCGCCCGCCAGACCCTGATCGAGCGCGCCAAGGTCTTGCGCGCTCAGGCGCTCGCTAACCTGGCCCCGCCATGAACAAGCTTGACGCCGAGGAGGGCGCGGCGATCTCCATCGTCACGCTCAACGCGATCCTCGATGTGACGGCGACCGCGGGCCGGCCAGGCGCTGACCTCAGGACCGCGATCGGCGACTTTCAGGTCTTCGCCCTGGAGCTGATTCAATACGACCGGGCCGGGCCGCGCCTGGCGGAGATCTTCGAACTGACCCGCAAGAACGGCGCGTCGCTGCCCGAGATGGCTTACATCCGCGGCGTCGCCTTCGACCAACAGCCGGCGACGCCCGGCGGAACCCTGATCCGAAACAGCCTGGTCCATTTCAGCCTGGCGACCGAGGCGCTCATCGTCGCCGACCTCGAGTTCAAGAGCCGCGGTGCCGCCGAGCAGATGCGCGACCTGATGAACGAGGCGTTCGACGCGATGGAGGAGCAAGCGGCCGACTCGATGGACACGTTCACCTATCGCGCCCTGATCGCGCTGCACGCCGCGGTCACCGAATACCTGGTCACGGCGCAATATCCGCTGCCGGTGATGCTGAGCTTCCGCTTCGCTCAGGCCGGGCCCACCCTGATCCAGGCCTACCGCCTCTATGACGACGCCTCGCGCGCTGACGAACTGCGCGAGGAGAACCACGTCATCCATCCCTTGTTCGCGCTTCCCTATGGCCGGGCGCTGTCCTCATGAGCGAACACGATTGGCGCTTCTTCACCGAGGCCGATTGGCGGTCGCTGCCGCAGCGCCTGGCGCCGACGCCGAATCCAGACGAGATCGCGACACTCGTTGTCGGCGGGCGCAAGTGGGACGATTGGACCTCAGTCAAGGTCGAGAACCGCTATGCCGAGGCGTTCGACTTCTTCACCTTCTCCAACGTCGAGCGCCCGGTCACCGTCCAGTTCAGGCCGGGCGACGAGTGCGCCGTCTATCTCGGCGGCCTCCTGGCCATCGCTGGCGTCATCACCGTGCGCCAGGTCGCCTATGACGCCAACAATCACGGCATCCAATTCATGGGCAAAAGCGTTACCTGGTATCCGTCCCGGTCTTCGATCATTGACGAGGCCGGCAATTTCGACGGCCATACTTTCGAGCAAGTGGCCAAGAAGCTGATCGCGCCGTTCGGCGTCGGCGTCCAGGTCGTCGGCAAGCTCAACGACATTCCGTTCGATAGCCTTCAGGTCGAGCCGGGCGTGAAGCTGTGGGACTATCTGGAGAACCTGGCGCGGCCGAAGGGCATCGTCATGGGTTCGGACGCGCTCGGCAACTTCCTCCTGATCGGCGACCACGCGACCGAGGTCGATGACGTCCTGGTCGAGGGCGTCAACATTAAGGGCCTGAAGTTCATCATCTCGGTCGAGAACGTCCACAGCGAATACTTGGTCCGCGGCCAGCGGCGGGCGACTGACGAGAGCGCCGGCGCCGAAGCCAGCCAGCAAGAGGCGAAAGTCTCAGGCTCAGCGCATCGCTACTCGCCGCTACTGACGCCGGCCGAACAGCCGGTGTGGGGCCAACAGGAGATCCTCGACCGGGCGAAGAACGAGGCGGTCTGGCATGAGGGCGACGTGCTTCAGGCGCTCGTCACCGTGCAAGGCTGGAAGCGGTCAGGCGGCGGCCTGTGGCGGGCCGGCCAGAACGTGCACATCGTTTCGCCGATGGCGCCGCTCGACCAGCAACTGACGATTCAGTCCGTGATCTTCAGCCAGGACTCGGCCTCAGGGACCACGACCCAGCTAGAGTGCGTGCCGCCGTTTCTGCTGCGCGGCGAGGCCGGCTTCAATGTCGGCCGGCCAGGCGTGATCGCCGACCCGACCACCTATGAGAACGCCAAGCCGGCCGCGGTCGCGACGAGCGTGCCAGAGCCGCCGCCCCTCATCCTCGCCGTTTAAGGAGAACCGATGCACCGCGCCACGCCAGCGAATTCGAGCTTCCGCGCCTACTCGGCCGGCGGAGCGCGTGCGCTCTTGCAGAAGGTCGCGGATGCGACCGGCATTGTCGATGACCTGAGCGGCATGCAGACGATCGCCGCTTCGTTCATGAAGGGTGAGGGCCGGAAGGGCATCGAGCACGCGCAACAATACGGGTTCACCTCGCTGCCGTTCGATCCTGACGAGGGGAAGGATGGCAAGCCCGGCCTCGGCCCCGAAACCTTCATTAGCTTCATCGGCGGCAACCGCTCGTTTCCCTCCGCCGGCCCGGTCGATGATCGCCGGCATCGGATGAAGGGCCTCTCGCCTGGCGACGTGGCGCTGTTCGGCGGCAAGGATACCGGCCAACAATTTCACATGAACGGGATTGGAACATTCATGTCCGCCTTCGCCGGGGCCGGCAAGAAGCTCCGCTTTCAACTGCAAAAGAAACCAGACTCAGGCGGCCAGGGCGGCGCCTCGACCTTCGCCGAGGGCAACGGCGCCGGCGGCCAGGCTGACGGCAAAACGGAGATGGGGCAGAAGCCCGTTTATAAGGCCGAGAGCGCGGCCCATTTTGAACTCACCGATGACGGCACCGAAAGCGTCAACAAGAAACAGAGCATCCGGCTCCCTGACGGGACCGCGGTGCATATGGAAGACGGCAAGGTTTACTTGGGCGGCCGGCCGAGCGACGGCGGGACGTTCCTCCCGGTCCTGTGCGTAGGTAACGTCCCGTCGATCAACGTGTTCGCCAAGACCGCCGCGTGACCTGAGATCGATGGATATCCGCCTCGTACAAAACACGTTGTTCCCGGCCTACGAAGTCACGGTCGATGCAGCGCTCTTGCCCAGCGGCGAATTGGACTTTCGCCAGGCGCTCGCGACCGCCGTCATCATCGCCTTGGGCACCGATGGATTAGCTGATGCCGATGATCCCCTGCCTGATCCGGACAGCACGGATCGCGGCGGTTGGTGGGGCGATCTGGATGCAGAGGAAATTTGGGGCGGCTGGCCTATCGGCTCGCGCCTCTGGTTACTCAAGCGCGACAAGATCCTCGATGCGGGAAGCCATCGCGGCGCGACAGTTACTCGCGTCGATCGCTACATCAGAGAGGCGCTGCAACCGTTCCTCGACAAGCGCATCGCCAGCCGTCTCGACGTCCAAGTTGAGCGGGTCGGCGTCGAGCGCATCGACGCGCATGTGATCATGTATCGCGGGCCGATTATCGCGGTCGACATGCGCTACGCGATCTTGTGGCAGCAGATGATCGAGGAGCAAGACTAATTGCCCTGGCTGACGCCATCGCTGAAGCAGACCCGCATCCTGGTTCGGGACCAGGTGCGCGGCACGCTCAAGGGCGCCGACGCCTCGATTCCGAATTCGATCCTGCGCGTCCTCAGCGACGTCACCGGGGCGATGTGCCACCTGGTGATGCAATACATCGACTGGTTGGGGAAGCAGCTTCTGCCCGACACGTCAGAAGAGGAGTGGCTCGACCGTCACGCGCACATGTGGCTCAAGAACGCGGACGGCACGACCGGGCGCAAGCTGGCGACGCTGGCGGTCGGCCAGGTCGCGCTGACCGGCCAGACCTGGCAACCGGTGCCGATCGGTCAGCGGATACAGAGCGACGGCGGGATTCAATACGAGACGACGGAGACGGTGTTCCTGGCCGCCGGCAATGCGCCAACGCCGGCCGCGGCGCGGGCGCTCGATCTCGGCGCGATCGGCAACCTTGAGCCGGGCGCCGGCCTCAGGCTGATTAATCCCGGCCAAGGCGTCGATGTCGAGGCGAGCGTGATCACGATGGATCACGGCGTCGATGAGGAGACGACCGACGAGGTCCGCGACCGGGTTCTGCTCAGGATCCGCAACCCGCCTCAGGGCGGGGCGAACATCGACTATGAGCTGTGGGCGCTCTCTGTGCCGGGCGTCACGCGCGCCTGGTGCTATGCGCTCGAAATGGGGGTCGGCACCGTCACCGTGCGATTCATGATGGACAACCTGAGGGCCGACGAGGGCGGCTTCCCGCGCCAGAGCGACGTGGACACCGTCACACAAGCCTTGGACAAGCTGCGGCCGGTCGCGGTCAAGGACATGTTCGTGGTCGCGCCGATCCGGCGCCGGGTCAACATCCAGATCGCGCGCCTGGTCCCTGACACGCCGACGGTGCGGGCGGCGATTGGGGCCTCGCTGCAACTGATGCTGCGCGAGCGGGCGCTGCCGGGCCAGACGATTTATGCGGCGTGGAAGAACTTCGCCATCATGTCGGCGCCGGGCGTCCAATCCTACACCCTGGTCAGCGACGGCGACGATCTGATGCCCTCGCCTGGCCACATGCCGATTTTGGGCAACGTGGCTTACGGATGAAACCGCTTTCGCTAGACGAGTTCCGCGCCCTCGCGCCCGACAAGCATTTGCGGCGCGACGGCGACGATTACGGCTACGGCTTCCAGACGCTGATGCCGCGGGGCCAGGCCTGGCCGCGGGTCAAGCCGGCGACGTTGCGCAAGCTGTGCGACGCGCTGGCCTGGTTCTGGGGCTTTGTCGATTCGCGCGCCGCTGATCTGTTGGAGCGGGAGAGCGACCCGCAGCAGACGGTTGAGCTCTTGCCCGAGTGGGAGCGCGCCTTCGGCCTGCCCGAGGAGTGTTTCCCCGAGGCGCAGACGATCGGCGAGCGGCAGCGGATGCTGGTCACCAAGATGACCTGGCAGGGCGGTCAGTCGCGCCAGTATTTCATCGACCTGATGACCTGGCTCGGCTTCCGGATCACGATCAAGGAGTACAGTCCGTTCATGGCCGGGATCAGCCGCGCCGGCGATACCAGGCTGACGCCCGATGGCAATTTTCGCTGGTACGTCGGGGCGCCGGAAATGCGCTTCGTGTGGAAAGCTCAGGTCGGTTACCAAGGCCTGACCTGGTTTCGCGCCTCAGCCGGCCAGGCCGGCGTCGAACATCACCTCGAGTTCCGCAACCCGCTCGCCGTCGAGTGTCTGCTGATGCGGTGGAAGCCGGCGCACACCTGGTTGGTGTTCGACTACACGCCGTTCGATTTCGATGATCCGATGGAGGGCACCCCGTGAGATATCAGCCGCCTTGGGGCGTCTCTGACCCGAACGCGCCTTACGTCAATGGCGACCCGTCGATCGGCCGCGAGGGTTCGATCCCGCCCGCGGCGCAGATGGAGCATCCGCAGCGCGAGATCATCGGGGTCATCGAAAAGAGCGGCCTGGCCCCTTCCGAGACTGACCTGTTGCAACTGGCCAAGAGCGTTCGCTCTCAGCGGCTGAATTATGCGGTCGACGTAGGCACTCAGGCCAACCAGATCGTCGCCGTGTTCGACCCGCCGTTCAACGCCGGCAACCCTTATACGCAGGGCCTGGAGCTTCACGTTCGGGTGCGGTTCACCAACGTCGCCGGCCAGACGAGCATCAACGCCGGCGCCGGCAACGTCCCGATCCGGCGGATGAACAACGCCGATCTGAACCCAGGCGATCTGCCGATTGGCTGCGTCGCGACGCTGGTGTTCGACGGCACCGCGTTTCAGCTTTCCAATTTCGGCGGCTCAGGCGGCGGCGGCGACACTAATGTGGTGACCGTCAACATCCCGTACACCGATGATCTCTCGACAACGGCGGGGCGCATCGACGTCGTCTATCCCGGCATGGACCCGCTGGTCGCCGGCAACGTGATCGCGGTCAAGATCTCCAACACCAATCTCGGCGCGACGGTGATGAACATCCTTGGCGACCCTGGCTCGCCTTTCGATCTGCTGCCCAACGGCGGCGGCATCATGCTTCAGGGCGATATCGTCGCGGGCGACGTGGTGCAGTTTTTCTATGACGGCGTCGACCTCCGCTTCCCGCCCAACCCTGAGATCAACGCCGAGGTCACTTACATGATCGGCCCCGGTCAGCAGTTCAACGACGTTCAAGCCGCGAACGACGCGCTGTTGCGCAAGACCGTGGGCGCCGGCGGGCGGGTCGTTCTGCAAATGGTCGCCGGCGTGTTCGGGCACATTGATTTCCAGCACCCGAGCGCCGACCGCATCACCATCAGAGGAACCGTCAACGGGCCGCCCCTGCCGCTGACTTTATACCAGGTCAGCGGCAGTTCGCCGCAAGCGAGGGCGAATGACGCGCTCGCCAACCGCGACCTGCTGCGCAACCACTTCCGCACCGAGGTTCGCATTCGCGAGGATCCGGTCGCCTTCCCGCCGGCCGTGCCGGGCGGTGAGCCTGGCGCGGGCGTCGCCGGCACCGGCATCGGCAATTACTGGTTCGGGGTCAGGAACAAAGGCCCTGGCCGGCTGAGGGTCGAAGATCTCCTGGTGATCGGCGGCCAGCGCGTCGATGCGCCGCTGCAATATGGGCCAACGGCGGCGCTCGGGTTTCAGTTGTTCCTCAGCAACGTCGCCGCCTGGGGATGCAACGCCGGCTTCTACACTCAAGGCAGCGTCATCTATGCGAGCGGGTGTTCCGCCTTCGCCTGCGTTGGCAGCGGATGGTCGATCGTCGGCAACTACACGCAATGCCTCGGCTGCGGCGCGTTTGGCAACGGCCAGAACGGATTTACCGGCCAGGGCACCGAGCTTTGGATCAGTGACGGCTACGCGCGCGGAAACGCGGTCAAGGGGGTTGCGTCGGTGAACAACGCGGGCGTCAGCGCCGGCAACCTGGTCGCGACGAGCAACGGCGAACACGGCGCCTTCGCCAATGTCGTATCCTCGATCGTCCTCAGCGGAACCTACTCGATCGGCGTGACCTCGCCGGATATCAACACGGTCGGCAACCTCAACTCGGTCATTGCGGGATAGCGCCATGCAAGTTCTCGTTCGCCGCGGCGACCTCGATCAGCCTGGCGTCGTCACCCGGGTGATCGCCTATTACGATGACCACGTTCCGTT